AGAGTGATGATGGCCGGGAGAAGGAGATTACATTTAGCCGATCAGCGCAACCACCCCGAGTATACGAAGCCCGTAACGTAATTCGTGAAAAAACAGGTGCCGATCCGTCGTGGAACGAATTGCAGAAGTATTGCCGGGATCATGGTATCCCGTTTATGGATGGAACCTCGATCTTTGACCCGGTACTGTGCGAGCTGGCCTACCGGTGGTTTAATATTCCCAATGGTTGTATCCTGGACCCATTTGCTGGTGGCTCCGTTCGTGGTATTGTTGCATCTATGTTGGATATGACTTATTTTGGTGTTGATCTAAGGCCGGAACAGGTCGAAGCCAACTGTAAAAACGCAGTTGAAGTATTAGGGGAGGAGTTCGGCGGGAAAGGCGGTCATAAATTTGCTCCTCTGTGGCTTTGTGGAGATAGTGTAGAGATAGATGCCCTGGCAGAAGGTTATGAGGCAGACTTGGTTTTTAGTTGTCCTCCGTATGCGGACCTAGAAGTGTATAGTGACGATCCGGCAGACCTATCGACGATGGATTATCCTGAGTTCCTGCAAGCGTATAAAGAAATCATCTGGAAGAGTTGTTCACTGTTGAAGCCTAATCGATTCGCCGTGTTTGTAGTAGGAGAGGTTCGCGATAAGAGTGGTGTGTATCGGAGTTTTGTTCCTGATACGATCGCTGCGTTCCAGGAAGCAGGCTTGCATTATTACAATGAGATGATACTGGTTAACAACATAGGTAGTCTGGCTATGAGAGCCGGAAAGCAGTTTAGTAATAGCCGAAAGATTGGTAAGCAGCATCAAAATGTGCTTGTATTCTATAAAGGGGATCTGAGTAAGATTAAGGAAAATTTTCCCGAACTTGATTTCTCGAATGATGATTTGTTTAAGGAAGATTGATAAATTTGGCGAATAACTAGAGAAAAGGATATTCGCCATGAAAATAAAATTATGTATGATTTATCGTGAGGTTTTAGCGAAGAGATTAGAACGTAAACGCTTGCAACTTGCGGAGTTGGAGAGACAGATAAATAGTGAAGGTGTTTCTTCATCGGTGGATAAGCGCAAATATATTGAGTTGAAAGCTATCGTGAATGAATTGGAGAATTGCCTTGATATGGCGGATTCTATGTTTAAATTTAGTAAGGAAGAAAAAGGAGAGTAGTATTTAATGGCAAAGTATAGTCAAAAATTGGTGGATCGAATTTGTTCTCTTATTCGGGAGGATAGCTATACTATTGCCGAGATTTGTGATTTGGTCGGTATAAACAAGGATACTTACTATACTTGGATGAAAACAAAATCCGACTTTTCCGACTCTATAAAAAAAGCGGAAGACGCACGGATGCAATTCTTTGTTGCCGAGGCCCAGAAGTCTTTATTAAAGAAGATTCAAGGTTATGAGGTGGAAGAGTCGAAGATCACGTATGTCGATAGTGGTAAACCTGTGGTTGATGAGAATGGAAAAGAGAAACAGAAACCTAAGATCAAAGAGAAAACTATAGTCAAGAAGCATATCCAGCCGGATACCGCTGCTATTATTTTCACCTTGACAAATGGTAATCCAGATCGTTGGAAAAACAGGCAGGATTCTAACATTAGTGGGCTTACTCCCGTAAGTAAGTTTGAGGGGATGACCGATGAGCAATTAGAGGATTTTATCTATGGAGAAAAACAGAAGAGAGATATTGTTGTTGATGGCAGAGGCGGCGGATGTGCTGAGACGCCGGAAAGCGAAAAATGATTTTTGGTCATATTGTTTATATTATGACCCGAAATTCTTTTCCAGACGCTTATTTTTGAAACATGTGGCGGACGCTTTTACTCGTGTGTATGATTCTTATCAAGATGGTGTTATTCGCAGGTTGGCCGTTTCCATGCCGCCACGTGCCGGTAAGTCCTATATATCCTCGTTGTTCATCGCTTGGATGCTCGGTCACTTCCCGGAAGAGTCGGTCATGCGCAACTGCTGTTCCGATACGCTGTATAACAAGCTGTCGTATGACACGCGCGATATTGTCCGCTCTTCCCGGTTCAAAGAGATATTCCCGGATGTGCAATTGCGAGGGGATAAGCAGAACGTTCATGGTTGGAGTTTGGACACTGCCCGGCAGGTAAGTTACTTCGGGGCTGGTGTAGGCGGTACGGTAATCGGTTTCGGTGCGTCCATGCTCGCCATGACGGATGACTTGTATAAGAGTTTGGAAGATGCGCTGTCTGACACCAATAACGAAAAGGTCTGGTCGTGGAAGCAGGGAACGCATGATTCCCGTATCGAAGGAAATTGTAGCTCTATCGACATCGGTACCCGCTGGTCTGCCACTGACGTGCTCGGCCGTATGGAGGAGATGGGAAAGTATGACGAGATCATTCGTATCGCCGCCTTGGATGAGAACGACCGTTCTTTTTGTGAGGAGGTACATACGACAGAGTATTATCACGAATTGCGTGAGGAAACGGACGATTCCATTTGGTGTGCCGAGTATATGCAAGATCCAATCGAGGCAATCGGGTTGTTGTTCCCGAAATCGGAGCTTAACCGATTTAAATTGGCTGATATTGAGGGCAAGCAACCGGACGGTGTTATCGGAGCTACCGATGTGGCTGACGAGGGAGACGATGATTTCTGTGCTCCGATTGCCAAGGTATTCGGTACGAAGTATTTCATTACCGATGTGCTGTTTACGAAAGATAATGTCGAGATCACCGAACCGAAGTTGGTTTCCTTGATCCTTGATACTCGTTGCGACAATATGCGTATCGAGAGTAACAACGGTGGTCGCATATTCGCTCTCAATGTTCGTAAGGCGGTAAAGGCAAAGAACGAGAAATGTATCATTCAGGCGAAACCGACAACGGCCAATAAGGATACACGTATCTTGTTGAAGTCTGGTTGGATTAAGAAGCATTGTTATTTTTTGGAAGAAAGCGAGTATAAGAAAGGTTCGGATTACGACCGGTTTATGAAAGCTTTGACCAGCTATAAGAAAGAGGGTGGTAACAAGCATGATGATGCGCCGGATGGTATGACAATACTTGCCGAGAATGTAGAGTTTATTGGGTTGTGCAAGGCTAACTCTGTACGTCGGGTAGCAAGAGGACGATAATTGGCAAAATGGAAGTGTTTTTCTGATATTTGTGACACGTGTTAGATAAAATCCCGATATTTTTCTGCCACATACTTGCGTTTTGATATGTGTTCTTGGTTTTTACATTTCAAAGTGAACTTGTCTATACTGGTCGTATTGACAGCGAAAAACTATTTGCTTTTATATTTTAGCATAAAACAATTATGCCAAGTATAAGCGAAATTCTTGCGAATGAAGATTTTGGGCAGGTAGTCAGTACGTTATGTGTCGATACGATTGAATACCGGGAACCAAGAGAATATTACAGAGAATACCATGGTGAACGTCGTCGGCGTAAGACTTCAGTCGGTTGGCGTGAGCCTAAGCGTTTAGAAGTCTATTCGGATACTTTGGTGGATAAAAATGGTGAACCAGTACGCCTTCCTGATAAGATCGTAGATGTGGCCCGTATCGTAACCAACTTTCCGAAGAAGGAGGTGCGTACCTCTGTCGCTTTCCTGTTCGGCGGGCAAATGACGATTACCGGAGCTGATCAAAACGATGGCTTTCAAGAGTTCAAGCGTGTATGGGAACGCCGGTTGAAGATGCAATCCGTCTTGAAGTCATTCGCTCGCAAGGTGCTTTCTGAAAGTAAGGCTGCTCTTGTGTTCTATCCGTATACCTCCAAAGGATTAGACGGCAAATTGATTACGGAGTTAAAAGTAAAAACACTTTCTGTTCCCCGTAATGAAAATACTTTCTCTGAATTTTATCCCCATTTCGACGATAACGATGATATGGATGCCTTTATCCATCGTTACCAAGTGAACTCTAATGGTATGATCCGGAACAGCTGCACGATTTGGATGGCGGATAAGATTATTACGGCTATCGATGAAATGGGTGGCTGGGTGATAAAAGAGGTTCCCAATCTATTTGGGAAAATTCCGGTTGTGTATGCCGATGTATTCCAACCTGAATGGGATGAAGTAGCGTTTCTGATGGATGCTCGTGAAATGCGTATTTCTCGCATGGTGGATACAAATGATTACTATGGTGATCCGATGTTGAAGACATTCGATGTGGCTGACCTGCCGACTAAAGACACTGTCGGCAAAGAATTGTCTTTTACGTCTAAAGTACATCCGGAAACGCAACAATTGTATCATGGCGATGCGGAATACCTTACTTGGAACGGCTCTCAACCATCTGTGGATAAAGAGTTGGAAGAAACCAAATGCGAGCTGTTTTCCGGTACATCCACGCCAGACCTTTCCTTTGACAATTTGAAAGGCATTGGCAACCTGTCCGGTGTCGCTCGTAAATTCATGCTGATGGATGCGACCATCAAGGCGAGTGAGAACATGGAAACATTCGGTCCGGTCGTACAACGTTGTGTGTCGGTCGTGTTGGCCGGGATATGCAATATTACCAACATCAAGTATCGTCCCCAGCTGGTAAACAACCTGATCGATGTGGAATTTGGTTCCATTTTGCCGGAAGATTTGGCTGAAACCTTGCAAACACTC